CCTCCCACGAGGCTGAGAAACTTGATGCGCCTAGGGTTGAGCGAGGAGCGTGCCAACAAGTCAGCCTTCAATGGCCGAGGTCCATGGTGGAATTCGGGAGCGCAACATATGAACTACGCGCTGCCAAAGAAACTGTGGGACCGGCTCGGGCTGGTCTCGATACTGGATACGATTAACCGGCTTAGCCGCGTAACCTGAACCGCCGTGTACGGAACCGTACGCACGGTGGTGTGAGAGGACGGCGGGTGTGAATCCGCCTCCTACTCGATAGGAGTTGCCCATGGGCAAGAAAGTCGCAGGCACCGTCTTCATCAAGGCTGATGGCGCCCAGTTCACCGTCACGGGCGGGGTTGAATGCCCTCTCAGTGACGTCAAACGCGAATCCATCGCGCCGGGGTTCTTCAAGGAAGAAGACCGGGTGCCTTATGTACAGGCCACCGTGGTCGATGACCCTGACCTGCCGATCGCGCAGATCACCGGCGCGACCGACGCCACGATCACGGCCGAGCTCGGCAACGGCCGTATCTATGTCTTGTCCGGCGCTTACCTGGTCGACGAGCCGGCGGCCAAGGGCGATGACGGCACCATCGATCTCAAGTGGGAAGGCACCAAGGGAGTTTGGCAATGAGCGAAGTCATCAACCTGTCGGCGCCGATCCAGGCGCACGGCGCCGAAGTTACCCAGCTTGAGCTGCGTCGCCCCACGGTGCAGGAAGTGCGGAACATCAAGGCCCTGCCGTACAAGATGGACAAGGACGAGGCCGTATCGCTCGACATGGACGTGGCCGCTAAATACATCGCGGTCTGCGCCGCCATCCCGACCTCGTCGGTCAACCAGCTGGACCTGGCGGACCTGAACAACGCCGCGTGGACGGTCGCCGGTTTTTTCTTGGCGCCGGCATCAGCGACGTTGACGGCCTGATCGCCACGGCTTACGACCTGGCCTGGTTCTGGAAGTCAGACCCGGAGCAGGTCATGGGCCGCACCCTGGACGTGATTATGGAAGCCACCGCGCAGAGCCAGCGCATCGCGGAAACGCTGAGGGGGGAGGATGGCTGACAAGTTTCAGCTCAAGGCGCTGATCACCGGCGTCGACAAGCTTTCGCCGACCTTGGCGGGCGTGCGCAAGAACATCTCCACGTTCCGCAAGAACCTGGAGAGCACCGGTCTCGGAAAGATCGGCTGGAGCGACATCATCACCGGCGGGGCCATGGCGGCCCCGTTCATAGCCGGCGCCCGTGCGGCCATCGACTTCGAGTCGCAAATGGCCGACGTGCGCAAGGTGGTGAACTTTGATACGCCGGACCAGTTCAAGAAAATGGGTGATGACATTGGCCGTATGTCCGAGCGACTGCCTATGGCGGCCACCGACATTGCCAAGATCGTTGCCGCGGGCGGCCAATCCGGCATTGCCCGTGACGAGCTGCTGGGCTTTGCCGAAGCGGCGGTAAAGATGGGTATCGCCTTTGACCAGACCGCCGACGAGTCCGGCGACATGATGACCACGTGGCGCACCGCGTTTCGCATGAATCAGGCCGAGGTGGTGAGCTTGGCCGACCGCATTAACTACTTGGGCAACACCGGCCCGGCCAACACCAAGAAGATTTCCGCCATCGTCACCGAGGTCGGCGCGCTGGGGGAGGTGGCCGGCATGTCGTCGGCGCAGGTAGCGGCTATCGGCGCGACCATGGCCGGGGTGGGTGTCAAACAGGACGTGGCGGCCACCGGCATCAAGAACTTCATGTTGGCCATGACCAAGGGCACGGCGGCCACTAAGGCCCAGGCAGACGCTTACAAGGCGTTGCGCCTGGATGCCAAGACCGTGGCCGAGAATATGCAGAAGGATGCCCAGGGCACCACGCTGGACCTGCTCAAGCGTATTTCTTTGATCGATGCGGCGAAACGCCCGGCGATTCTGTCCGAGTTGTTTGGTACCGAGTCGATTACTGCCATTACGCCGCTGCTGACCAATCTGGAGCTGTTGCGCAGCAACTTGGACAAGGTCAATGACGCGAAAAAGTTCGCCGGCTCAATGGAGCAGGAATATGCATCACGCGCCGCGACCACGCGTAACAACATGACATTGTTGCGTGGCAGCATCGATAGGGTAGCGGTTGCTATCGGCAATGCTTTGCTGCCCGGCATCAATGCGGTGCTCGAGCAACTGCGGCCGTGGATCAGCCATATGGCGCAGATGATCAGCGACAACCCGCAGTTGGTGCGCGGCATCGTCATTGCCGGGGCGGCCTTCACCGCGCTGCGTGCGGCGGTGTTCGCGGCCACAGTGGCCACGCGGGTGCTCGGTGTGGCCTTCGCGGCCACGCCGATTGGCCTGATCGCCGCGGGGATCGCGGCGGCGGCCGGTCTGATCGTCGCCAACTGGGAGAAGGTCGGGCCGTTCTTCAGCGCCCTGTGGGAGCTGATCAAGGCCTACACCACGCCGTTCATGGAATTCATTAAAAGCGTGTTTGGCTGGGCCCCGCTGGCATTGATCATCAAGAACTGGGAACCGATCGTGGGCTGGTTCAAGGGGCTGTGGGATCGGGTCAGCCCGTACCTTGAACCACTGCTAAAGCTGTTTGGTGGCGGTGACGGCGAGAGCCTGACGGTGCGGGTGCAGCGCCTGGCTGACGAGCAGAAAGCCCGTAACTCAGTGGCCGGCGGCAGCGGCGCCCTGGTGCAGGCCAATGCCGTGCAGGTCGCGCAGGGCGTCCAGGCGGCGCGCGAGCAAGCCTTTGGGGTAAGCCCTGAGGCGCTGTTGCGTGCGGCGACCCCGCTGCCCGCACCGGGCGGCCTGCTGCGGGCGTCCGGCCAACTGCCCGAGCCGGGGGCTTTACTGCGTCAATCGGCGCAGGTGGGTGGCAAGCAGCAGCTGGAAGGGGAGGTGCGGGTGGCCTTCGATAACTCGCCGCCTGGCCTGCGTGTCGAGTCGGTGAAAACCAGTCAGCCCGGCGTGACCATCACGCCGAATGTCGGGCGGCGAACCATGGGAGGCACCTATGAGTGAATGGCGTGATTTGCGACGCGAGGCGTCGTTTCGCGGCGTGCCGTTCTGGGTTGACAGCGACAGCGTGCCGGTCGGCCGGCGCACCCAGCTGCACGAATACCCCAAGCGTGACCAGCCGTTGGTGGAGGACATGGGCCGGCAGACCCGTGAATACAAGTTCGACGGCTTTATCATCGGCCCGGACTTCATCAGCCAGCGTGACCGCTTGCTGGTTGCGCTGGACACGCCGGGGCCTGGCGAACTTGTACACCCGTGGTTCGGGCGCCTGACCGTCACGGCGGGGGATTGCGAAATCTCCCATTCCCGTTTCGAGCTGGGCATGGTGCGCTTCAACCTGGCGTTCATCGACGGCACGCTGGCCTTCCCGGTGCAGCGTGTGAACACCCGCCGGCAACTGGCGGCGCACGTGCCGACCCTGCTGGAGTCGGCCAAGGCGCGTTTCGATGCGGCCATGGCCCAGGTCAACTGGGCGCGACAGCAGGTCAACAAGGTGCGCCGGGCCGTGTCCAGCGCCTATGCCTTCGCCATGACCTTCCTCAAGCCGCTGACCTCGCTGGCGGCGGACGTGGGCGCCCTGGTGCAGTCGCTGATCAACGTGCCCGATGCGTTGTCGGCCAGCCTGTTGAGCGACATCGCCAGTATCGAACGCTGGTTCAGTGGCTACGGTTCCACCGGTTCTTCGCTGCAGTCGTCCAAGGCCAAGGCGGAGGCGATCACGGCGCTGTCGACTGCGCGCCTGGCCACCGATGACCCGGACATTGCCTTGATTCAGTCGGCGGTGATCGGCCTGGTGCAGGACGCCGCCCTGGTCGACCTGCTGCTGGACATGGCCGAAGTGCCGGTGGCCAGCGTGCGCAGCGTCGAGCAGCCCGCCGCACTCAGTGTCCAGCTGGAGCAGCAGGGCACGACCGTGGCGTCAGGCAGCGCCCTGGACACCGGGGTGCCGGTGGCCGACGACATTCTGGCCGTCAGGGACGCGATCAGTGAGGCGATGTGGACCATTGCCGAGGACAGCTTGCCGGATCACTTCGGCGTGCTCAGCGATGCCCGGCAGGCCTTGGACCGGCACCTGACCGACGTGGCGCGCAGCGGGGTCTGGCTGCGGCCGTATCATCCGCGGCTGGCGGTGCCGTCCCTGGTGCTGGCCCACCGGCTGTACGGCGATGCGCTGCGCGGCAGCGAAATCGTTACGCGTAACAAGATCCGTCATCCGGGCTTCGTGCCTGCCACCGAACTGCAAGTCGCCAAGAGTTAAGCCATGGAGCCAGACAATACCGTCACCCTCAGCGTTGGCGGGCACGACTACGCCGGTTGGAAAGAGGTCAGCATCAGTGCTGGGCTGGAGCGGCAGGCCCGCGATTTCAGTGTGGGCATCACCTGGAAGTGGCCCGGCGGCGGCGATATGCCGGTGCGCATCCAGCAGGGTGAAGCAGTCGAGGTGCGCATTGGCGATGACCTGGTGCTGACCGGCTACGTGTTCAGCACGCCGATCCGCTACGACGCCCACACGATCAACCTGAGCATTGCCGGGCGCTCGAAAACCGCCGACCTGGTGGATTGTGCGGCGATCAACTCGCCGGGCCAGTGGCGCGGGCAGAGCGTGCAGAAGATCGTCGAGGCCCTGGCCGGCGAATACGGCATCAAGGTGGTGAATGAAGCCACCACCACCCTGGGCCTGGATGACCACACCATCGAGCCCGGCGAAACGGCCTTCGAAAGCATCGACCGGCTGTTGACCCTGTCGCGGTTGTTCAGCACGGACGACGGCCGCGGCCGTCTGGTGATCGCAACGCCGGGCACGGCTGGCCGCGCCGTCGACACGCTGGAGCTGGGCAAGAACATCCTGACGGGTGACACCAATCTGGATTTCTCCAACGTCTTTTCCGAGTACATCAGCCGGGGCCAGCGCAGCGGCACCGACACGATGTTCGGCACGGCGGCCAGTGAGGTCGAGGCCAAACTGGCGGATGACCGCGTGGCTCGACGGCGGGTCAAGGTGATCAACCAGTCGGGTCAGATGACCCCAGCCATGGCGCGCGCGCGGGTGGAGTGGGAGCGGGCCAACGCGATCAGTCGGGCCATGACCCTGAACTACACGGTGCAGGGGTGGCGGCAGAGCAATGGCGCGCTATGGCGGCACAACATGATCGTGCGGGTGCTTGACCCGCTGATCGGCCTGGACCGCGACATGCTGATCAGTGAAATCAACTACGAGCTGGGCGAGTCGGGAACCGTGTGCAAGGTCACTGTGGCGCCGCCTGACGGCTTCCTGCCCGAGCCCAACGACGCCTACGAGAGCCGCAAGCTCAAGAAGGGCAAGAAGACCGACAACTTTGAATACCTCATTCCTGCGGACTACAAGCCATGAGAAACCCAATGGCGGGCGTATTGGCCCGTGGCGTGGTGGTGCTGGCCAACGCGACGCGCAAGCTGCAGAGCCTGCAGTTACGCATCACGGCCGGCGAAGTGAAAGACGACATGGAACACCTGGAGCCCTACGGGTTTACGTCCTGCCCGCTTGAAGGCGCCGAGGCCTTGGCGGGCTTTATCGGTGACCGCAGTCACGGCGTGGTGCTGGTGGTGTCGGATCGGCGGTACCGCCTGCCCGGCCTGCAGGGCGGTGAAGTGGCCTTGTACACCGACGAAGGCGACCGGGTTGTGCTCAAGCGTGGTCGGCTCATCGAGATGGAAACCCAGACGCTGCGGATCAAGGCTGGCCAAGCGGTGGAGTTCGATACCCCGCTGATTAGCACCACTGGGCGCATCGAATCGACCGGCGACCAGGTGGCGGGCGGTATCAGCCAGATTGAGCACATCCACGACAAGGTTCTGTCGGGGCTAGGCCAGTCCGGCCCTCCTGTCGGGGGTGGCGAATGAGCCGCGAACCCCTGCTGCGCCGCGCAGTGACCATCAGCCTGTTCAGCTGGCGGCGCGCGGCGTCTGACGATGCTTTGGACGATGCCGACCGGCAGGGGTGGTGGGGCGACTGTGCGCCGAGCGAGGCCGGCGATCAGATCGGTTCACGGCTGTGGCTGCTGCACCGCCGCGCGCTGACCGATGACACCCTGCGCGATGCGCGGGAGTACGCCGAAGAGGCCCTGCGCTGGATGATCGATGACGAGATTGTTACCACCGTTACCGTAACGGCGGAGCGCTTGGGCAATGACCGGCTCAACCTGATGGTGCTACTGACAGAGCTGAACGGTGAAACCCTCAAGCTTGCTTTTGAAGATACCTGGAGTCTGATCAATGCCGTATGAGATGCCGACGCTGCCCGCGCTGATCACGCGTACCCAATCGGATTTTGAGCGCAATGCCCCGGACGCGCTGCGCCGCTCTGACGCCAAGGTGGCTTCGCGGGTTCTTAGTGGCGCCGCCTACGGTCTGTATGGCCATCAGGAGTGGATCGCGCGGCAGTCCCACCCGGCGACCTGCGATGAAGAGATGCTGCTGAAATGGGCCGAATGGCGCCTTAAGGACGGGCGCAAGGCGGCTGTTCCAGCCGCAGGCCCCATTGTCGTCAGCGGCGCTAATAACGCCTTGGTGGATGCCGGTATGGTCTACCAGCATCAGGACGGCCGCCGCTACGTCGTGACCGTAACGACGCGTCTGGTGGATGGTACGGCGCAGGTGCCGGTGCGCGCCGAAGAACCTGGCGCCTTGGGTAACGTCGAGTCGGGCCAGCTGACCGCCGTAAGCCCGGCCTTGGGCGTCAATCCTGAGGCAACAATCGGCAGCGGTGGCTTGGCCGGCGGTACCGATCAGGAAGAGATCGAGGAGCTGCGCACGCGGGTCAAGGCGGCGTTTCAGAACCCGAGCAAGGTGGGCAATGGCCCCGACTTCGAAGAGTGGGCGCGGGAGGTACCCGGCGTGACCCGCGCCTGGGCGCTGTCGCGCTGGATGGGACCAGGTACGTTTGGCCTCATGTTCGTGTGCGACGGTGATGAGGACATTTTCCCCAGCGCTGAAAAGGTGGCTGAGGTGCAGGCTTATCTGGACGCCAAGCGCCCAGTCACTGCGGAGGTCTATGCCTTCGCGCCGATCAATCGGGTCATCGACTTCACCGTCAAGCTGACCCCCGACAGCGTGGCGCTGCGTGATGAAGTGCGCAAGTCACTGGCCACCTTGATCGCGGATGAGGGCGGGCCGGGCTCGAGGCTTTATCGCACGCATATTCGCTCCGTGATCAGCAATACCCCTGGCGAAACGGATCATGACCTGACGCTGCCTGCGGCGGATGTGCTGGTGGCAAATAACGAAATGGGTACGCTGGGAGCGATCACATGGCTATGACCGAGGACGATTACCGCGACCAGCTGCAGCAGCTGTTCCCTCCGGGCCCAGCGTTTGATGCCGAGCTACAGCCGGATGTTGCCCAGCTGATTGATGGCTCGGCCCCGGAGCTGGCCCGGGTCAACGCGGCAGGCGCACAGCTGTCACTTGAGCAGAACCCGGCCACGGTGACTTGGCTGCTGCCGGATTGGGAGGCATATCTCGGCTTGCCGGATGCCTGCACGGTGCCCGGCTCGCAGACGCTGGAAGAACGCCGGCAGGCGGTCATCAACAAGCTGACCGCGACGGGTGCCCCGCAGCGTTCGTACTACCTGAGCCTGGCGGATCAGGCCGGAGTCGAGGCGCAGATTGCCGAGTTTCGCCCGCCGCGCGTGGGGCCAGCCATGACTGGCGACTTCCTCTACGGCGATGGCTGGCCGTGGTCGTGGCAGGTCCAAGTGCCTATCGACCACTTTGGCACGGTAGAGGCTGCCGCGCTGGACTGCCGCCTGCAGCTGGAGGCGCCTGAGTACACCGATGTGCGCATGGGCTTTGGCTTGGAGGTGGTGCAGGGGATTGCCGAGAAGGTCGACCAGCTGTTCAACGCCATTCATTACGTCGCTCCCGCAGCGGTGAGCGGCTATAAGGACCTTTGACGATGCAGAAGATATCCGCTTGGACGGACCTGGCCACGCCGGCCGGTGGTTACCGCTACGGCTCGCTGGTGGGCGGTGTGGCGCCTACACCCCTCAAGGCAGAGTGGCTCAATATGGTTCAGGATGAGCTGTGCAATTTTATCCTGGCTTACCTGCCGGCCCTGGACAAAGACGACAACGCCCAGATGCTCAACGCGGCGCAGAAGATGGTCGCCAACTTCGCGCTCAAGGCCACCACTTTGGCGGGGTACGGCATTCTTGATGCCTACACCAAGGTGCAGACGGACTACCTGTTGTCGCAGAAGGCCAACTGGGCGATCACGCTGGGTGGTTACGGCATCACTGATGCCTACACCAAGACCGAAATCAACACGCTGCTGAACAGCAAGGCGAACAACGCCAACACCTTGGCCGGCTATGGCATCGGTGATGCTTACACCAAAGGCGAGACGTACAGTCGAGCAGAGACCTATACCAAGGTCGAGACTGAAAGTCGCCTGAGCACCAAGCAAGATCTCAATACGGCGGGGTTCGGCAGCTCGGCGTCGTGGGAGCGCGATGGCTCAACCGGCGCAGTCCAACAGTACGGTGTGTTCAACATGGCGGCAGGCCCCAATGAGCAGACTATCCCCTTCCCGGTGAGCTTTCCTACCGCATGCAGGTATGTGGGGCTGACCAACCTGGAGGATGCGGCGGCCGAGGGCAATACTGTGCGCATCCTGCGGTGGACGAACTCTTCGGTGACCATCCTCAACTCGGGTGGTAACACCTCAACCGCCTACACCTGGCATGCCAAAGGGAACTGATCATGGGGTACTCCTTCAGCCCGTCGCGACTGGCGTTCTTCCATTCCGATGTTCCGTGCGATGACGCACCTGATGATCTTCGGCCGCTCACGAATGAGCGTCATGAAGCATTGATGGATGACGTTTTGCGTAATGGTAAACAGCTCGCCGCCGATGATGCTGGCGATCCAATCGCCGTAGAGCGTGACGCGTAACGAGCCTGCTCAAATCGTTTGACCCAAACCCGCCACGGCGGGTTTTTTGATGCCTGGAGAAAAGTGAATGACTGATATTTCAGCTTTGGAAGCCTATTCAGGCCTGTTGTCCGAAGCGGCAATGCAATCCAAGAGCGCGTCGGAGCTGCAGCATGTCTATGTCAACGGCGGTGTCGATACGGACGTGTTGACGGAATCGGGGCCTGTGCCCTGCATAGCCAAGCAGGCGCGGCTCTACCTGGATACGTTGCCCGATGCGGCGGCTGATTTGAGTAAGGCAGTTGCCAATGGCCGGGTTTACACCAGCGTAGCTGAGGGGCTGGCATCGCCCACTGTCGCTAACGGTGCTCAGTTCTGGGTACGGCAGACCGCGCCCCTCACAGGGCAAGACCTGTACAGGCGCTCAGGTTCCGTCGCGGTCTTCGAGGGCGTCAGCATTGCTGGCTCAGGCGAGGTTAAATCCGTGGATGCGCGCTTGACCGCGACCGGTATTACCCAGGTGCCTAAGGGGCCGTTGCGCAACCTGTGGGGCTTGCAGCTTGGGGCGCGTATGCCGCTACGGGTGGACGAGTACGGCAACAGTCACTTGAGCCTGTCCGTCGGTGACATGCAGCGTAAGGTGCCGTCATCGCCGAACAGCCCGCGTGCCGCAGGCGAAATGGGCCTGACCATCGGCGACAAGCTATTGGCTAATCCGGCGCACATTGCCCGAGCCATGAAACGCCCTCGCGGCCCGCAGCTGGAAGTGCCGTTACTAATAACTGCGGGGCAGCGCGTCATCCTACAGATGGGGCAGGCCGTTACCGGTTCAGACGCGGAAGTGGCAAGTAAGGCGCAAGTGCGGGAGGCGCAGCAGGAGTTCCGCGCCTGGGATGATGTTTCGTGGATGACCCGTGAGGTTGTCAGTGACGGCAAGACTCGCGTGCAGGTGCACGACGGGCTAGTGTGGCGCGACCTGTTCCCTGGTGGCGATGGGTTTAACGACTCAGCGCCCGCGGCGACAGGCAGTACCGTGCGCTTCTTGAGCGACCGTACGACGGGTGCTGGTGGCGCCCTGACCCCGCATGCCAAGTTGAAGTCGGGCGAGCTGATTGCTGAAGCTCCGGTGCTGTGGCATCGTCAAGGCACGGGTCAATCGCTGTCACTGGGCAGTCGTGGCTTTATGATCGGCGCCAATGGCCTGCCGCTGTTTGAAGAAGGCGTTTTCGGCGAAGTATTCAGCAAGGCTCCATCGCCGTTTAAGAATCGTTGCTTGGCGTTCAAGGGGTATGGTGCTCGCGGCTATTACGGTGTCGGCGGGGCGGTTCCAGCGAGTGCCTACACTGATTTCGAGCCGCTGCAAGAACGCTTCGAAGGTGGCCTGCTGGGTGAAACGCCCATGTCGGGCTTTGCCAATGGCATGAACCGCTACCTGAACGAGCGCGGTACTGGCATACGCTACTTGTGCTCCATCGCCGGCGTGGGCGGCCAGCCCTATTCGAGCTTGAAAAAGGGCACGGCGACTTTCACTACCCTGGTCAATATGATGACAGCGGCCCGGCAGATCGCGCAGGCGCGCGGCATGATCTACCGTGTGGCGCCGCTGAGCATCACCCACGGTGAATCTGAGCCGGTTGGTACCACGCAGGCGGCGTACGCAGCATCGATGCGCGAATGGGTCAGCGACTATCAGGCAGCGGTTACCGCTATGGATGCTGCGATCCCATTGCCTTGGTGCTACCTGTCGCAGATGAACCGTGGGGCCGCCTCGATGAACTTCGTGTCGCTGGCCCAGCTGCAGATGCACGAAACTGATCCGCAGTTCGTTCTGGTAGCGCCGAAATATCAGTACTGCTACCACGACACCTGGCACCCGTACGCCGAAGCCTACGTGAAGATTGGCGAATACGAGTACCGCGCCGAACGCTTCCGTCTACGCGGCCAGAAGCTGGACTGCCTACGGCCTCTGTCGGTGGTATGTAGCGGGTCGACGTTGACCGTGACATTCAGCAATACCCCGACCGGCGATGAGCTGACTGCAGGGCCAGTGGGTGCGCTACAGATCAACGCGGCGGCCGCTAACCCAGGCAACTACGGGTTCGCCCTGACCGATATGGCGGTGTCGATCAACTCGGTGATGCTGCTGGCCACTGGTAACCAGATTCAATTCAACCTCAGTGCCGCGCCGGCGGTCGGCTCTTCCCTGAACTATGCGCTGGCCAACACCACCGCCAGCCGTGGCTGCATCACCGACACCGACAACCGTGACATTTCCGCTTTCGATGGCAAGCCATTGCATAACTGGCTCGTTGCATTCAGCAAACCTATCTCTTTCGTTTAAGGACAATCACCATGACCGTACGTCAAATCATTCAGCTGGCCGGTACCCTCGACATTCCCGGTCTGCCACAGCTCGATGTCACCCAGGATGAAATCAGCATCGCCAACCTGACCCCGTTGAAGCTATGGGCGGCAACAGCTGGCTGGGGCGCAAGCGCCGATGATCTCGGCTTCGAGGATCGAGTTACGGGTAACAAAATCCCCTTGAATGGCTCGGCCACGTCGTCGCGTTTGGTTAACGCGTTCGATGGCTCGCAGGCGCTGTCCCAAGGTACTGCCGGCGCTGTACTCAAGGATGATAGTTTCAGCACGGCTGGGTCTTTCACCATCGCCATGAACCTCTGCGCGATCAACGATGAACTGACCTGTGCGCCTGCCAGCAGTTCGGTGTTGCCTGGATCTGGGCAAAGCTACTGGTTCTTGGCGTCCTCGGCTGGCAAATTCCGCATTGGTACCACCAGCCTGTCCACCCAGTTTGCCGACTACCTTGGCCCTCTGTTGAGCCGCACCGCATGGCTGCGCTTGATCCTCAAATACGACCGCGCGGTCGGTACCATGACGCTGTACGTAAATGGCGTGCAGCAAGCCAAGCTGACCAATGATGCGTTGAAGACTCTAAGCCTCGCCCCAGGCCTGGTTATGGGTGGCCTGGTCACTACCACTGCAACGCCTACTTCGCCGCCTTGCTTGATGCGCTCGCCGATGGGCTTCAACAGCGCGCTGTCTGACAGCGAACTGGCCTTGGTAGACCGCTACTTGTCAAAAACTCTCTACTAAACAAGATGTCAGCCGGTTGTATGCGGGCTTTTTCGTCTGGAGGAGGCCGATGCGATTCTTCGCCATAAACCTGAGCAATGAATGAAAGGTCGCCAACGAAGCCCGCCAAGCAAGCTGGACTGATTGCTTAGTCATCATCAAAAAGCCTGTTCAGAAGCCCCTCTTGGTGCGCGTCGTTATAGCACCCTAGCTGGTTCGGAGGAGTGGCATCGCAGGGTATGTTTCGCTGATCCCAACGACTCCCATACGGGCTATTGAAGTAGTGATTGCAGCCCGATAGAAGAACGACCACTAGCCCTGCCAAAAGTCCTTTGCTCATAGCCGCCCCATCCATTGTGTAGTTGGTTTGAGACGAGCTCGCCTTTGACAAAGACACACCGGTTCCCGCCAAGCGCGGGCATTTTTTAGCCTGGAGAAAACCCATGCCTTTCATTGTCATCAACCTCAGTAACGCCTACGACGTCGAAAACAACAGCCGCTCCGCTCCACAGGAGGGGGCTGATACCCGTGCCCGCGCGATCCTGAGTCAGTTCCCGACTGCGCAGGTATTAACCGACCAGGTACTGAAGGATTACAGCGCTAAGGTGTCGATCATTGCGAAGGCTCCGGCAGAGCCTGCGCCGGAGCCTGAGGCATCTGCGGGCTGAAGCTTGGTATCACCATATTGCCTAGCTTGTATTGCTGATAGCTGGTGTAGGGCAGAACAATTGTGTCAGCAACGCCAGACGCAGCCATGTCGATCAGAATCTCGTATGGGTCTGAATGTATTCCCTTTCTTTCCGGCCCAGTTAAGTTGCAAAACTGATACGCAACGCCGCTATACATCCGAGGGATCTCTGGGCAGTAGGAATTCCATTCCGCCAGGTCGCCCACGGCCTTTGATTCGCTCGACACGGTTCGCACCGTCCCGCAACCGCCTAGCGCCATGACCAACGTCACTCCCATCCATAGCTGCTTCATCAGGCCACTCCCTCTGTGATGGCCAGATCATAGCGTATTAAATAATCAGGCCCGCCTAGATCGGGCTTCTTTTTGCCTGGAGAAAACCATGGCCCGTATTTCTGCCGCAGATGCCGGCGGCGTAAACGTGATTGCCTTCCTAGACATGCTGGCCTGGTCCGAAGGCACTTCGACTATCAAGGCCAGTGACTATGGGTACGACGTCTTGGTGGGCGGCAAGCTGTTCAGCGAATACAGCAAGCACCCCAGGGTGAAGGTGTGGCTGCCGAAGTACAGCATCTACAGCTCCGCTGCCGGCCGGTATCAGTTCCTCGCTGGCACCTGGGACGCCATCGTGAAGAACTACGGGTTCAAGGGGCGCTTCATTCCCGAGGCCCAGGACCTGGCTGCAATCAAGTTGCTGACGGAGTGCGGCGCGCTGCCGCTCATCAAGGCCGGCCGCATTGTCGAAGCGATCGCCAAGGCTGCCCCAATCTGGGCCAGTCTGCCCGGTGCTGGCTATGGCCAGCGCGAGCACAAGCTGGCCGCGCTGCTGGGCATCTACGAAGCGGAGCGGGCGGCCGAGGCCAAGCCACAAGATCAGCTTCTGGCGATGTTCAGCGCCTGCGGCGGGGAGATGGCGGCGTGAATGGCTGGGTCAGGGCCGCAGCCTTGGTCCTTGTGGTGGCGTCCTACTGGGGCGCCTACCAGCATGGCCGGTCGGTGGAGCGTGCGGTTGCCGGCCAGGCGTCAGCGCAGCGAGACAGCGGTGATCGCCTAGCCGAGGTAATCGGCGAGCGTGGTGCCCGTCAGGAAGAACAGCGACGCGCCGAGGCGCAGGAGGAGGCGAGGGCCCATGCACAGGACGAAAGAACCATTGCTGATGCTGGCGCTGCTGACGCCGATGCTGCTGGTCTGCGGCTGCGGAGTGATGCCACCCAGCTCGCCGCCACCATCAGTTGCCCCGGCTCGGATACCGCCGCTGTCGCCAGAGGCCAGGCAGCCACCCGCGCCGCCATGGTGCTCTCCGACCTGCTCGCACGGGCTGATGCTCGAGCGGGAGAGTTGGCGACGGCGTATGACCGAGCCAAGATAGCGGGAGACCAGTGCACCATGGAGTACGACTATATGAGCAGGCGACAGTCGCGGAACCAGTCTCACCCACCGGTGCCATAGAAGTAATGCAACTTGGTCTACATCATCATCAGCCTCCCAGCGTTAGTTTCCGCATGAGATTACGCAGGAGCATGATGTTACGTCATCCTTGGAAATGCCCGGATACCAGGAAGAGGAAGAAAATCGATGGACGGACTGCCTGTAACTCAGGTCTCGACAGCGGCACCAGAGGCATCAGCTGTTATCGTGGGCGGAAGGGAGCTTGCGCGATTCGATACAGAGCTCAACCACTGGGTCTTGAATGTGGAATCTCAAAAAAAAAAGCAGATATTTCCCAAGGGGCTGCAGGTCGTTCAGACTATCTTTATTCCCGCGACGTCGACAGCTCGCCTGCCAACGGGAGCGCTCTATTGTATTTAGCGAAAAATGACCCGCTTGCGCCGGGAGGCGATAGAGCCAATCGCCAAGGCACTACAGAGTCCAATATCGTTTCCAGCTTCGATCAGCGGCCGGCACGCGTCTATGTGGATTCCCCGGCGCGCATCGAGCGAAACACGGACGACCCTTTCTACCGCCTAGCAAATCGTGCGTACCAGGCCACGGCCACAATCGCCAGAACCGGTCCCAGCCGATACTGGACCGCATGGCGCGCAGACAATACCCATGCCGCCGAGGGACCGGGAAACTTCGCGGTGCTGGGCTACTCGGACAACGGTGGCGAGAGCGTAAAAGAGTACGGATATCTAACATACTCGCCCAGCCATCCAGGAAACCAGATTGTAGATCCAATGCTTTGGACGGATCCCAAAGGCCGTCTTTGGCTATTCTATGGCGTCGTGGGAAACAATAAGCTCTACGATGGAGTTGGTGGAGCATGGGCAGTTATCTGTGACGATCCCAATGCAGAGAACCCCAAGTGGGGCGAGCCATTCCGTTTGTCTTACTATGGTGATCCGCGACGGCCAGTCAAGATCGAAGATAAGTGGTATATAGCGGTAGATGGCTGGCGCTTCTCTGCAGAATATCCTCCAGAATCCAAGGATCATGTAGGTCCGCATATTTACGAGCTGGATTGGGAAAGCCAGAAAATTAAACATGTTTCTCAGCTTCCGCCTAACAATAACGGCCAGTACAGTGGTTTCTTTGAAACTGAGTTCGTGCAGCGTTCCGATGGAAGCGTTTTAGCTTTGCTAAGATCATTGGGTTCCAATTCACAAATGCAGTATTCCGTCAGTCGCGACCTAATGAGGACCTGGACGCCTTGGCAGGATTACACGGTGACTGCTCCGAGCGCTTCGTCGCGTGCGTGGCTAGGCAGGACTCCTTCGGGGCTCCTTCTACTTTGCTGGAACAATGATCTTGTGCGAGGAACACTGACAGTTGGTCTCTCCGATGACGACGGAGCTACATACCGGTATAAAAAAATTATCGAGCCAGATTCTTCTATTCAGGTTTCGTATCCGGTTGTCAGTTTCGGTGATGATGGTGAGATACTTGTCATCTACGACAACGGTCGTGATTCTCACAAGCAGATTCGCATCGCCAAGGTCAATGAACATGAGATCACCTCTGGAAAAAGCGCGCCTTCTGTCAAAGTCGTCAGCGATCCAGCAAGTCTCTAGGGATTAGCAGTGAATCTATGTGTCTTGTAGCCACACAAAAAACGAAGCCCTGGATGCTGGTCTCCAGGGCTTCTAGCTAGCTTGGTCCCTATGAATGGCAAGCTAGCGTGTCCAGATGGTATCAGTGCGAGCCCTTAGAGTCACCCGCAGTTCCCGTTCTGTATACCCACAAGCCGTCCTATACTCAGGCGATCAACTGAACAAGGCATGGCATTTGGACAAGCGCACCTTCATCGGAATGGTCGAGGCCGGCGAGCCGCTGATTCAGCAGGCTGTCGACGCCATGCGGGAGTATCACAAGGCGCGGGATCGAGGCGCGCCTGCGGCGGAGATCGAGCGCCTGCGCCTGCTGGCCGAGTCTCTGTTTCAGGTGGTGTCCGATTACCAGCTTCGGGTGATTGCCAAGATGCGGGGCAAGGAGCTTCCGCCCCTTCACTGATCTGCTGATCGGCGATTGCCCTGCGGCATCGGCATCTATACGATACTGTATCTTTATACAGTATTGGTGCCGCATGTACTTCCTTCTCGTTCGACGCCGCGAGCATGGCGTGGCCTTGCCCTCAGACCGCCTACGGAAAGTCCAGCCCCTCCGCGCGGACGTCCACATTGGCGACCATCACAGCGAGCCTCTGGGTCGAGTCGCGACCCAGGCCTGGGTGTTTAACCCTACGCCTGGGCCCGACATTATCCCCCGGCTGCACGATGCGAAGGTCAACGGCATGGCCCAGCTCGGCATCAACATCAACGGGGTAGAAGAGGTCGAAGGCGTGCTATATGCGCAGTCGTGGTGGTGCAGGGCAGAATGATGGCCGGGGTTCCGCAGGCTTGGCTGGCCGAGCTGGGCGACCACGTTGCCCTAGTAACCGATCCTGATGGGCGCGCTGCGGTGCTCAGTGTGATGGCCTATGCGGCTCGTCGGCGCAATGATGTCGACGACAATGACCTGGTCGACATGCTCGAGCTTACCGAGGCGGCCAGGCTGTGGGCTCTGATAGAAAATGAAGAGGAAGAATCGTTATCTAGGCTGCAGGGGGTAATCGATTGCTAG